GATACAGGACATCTAACACAAGTTTGGAAAGAAATCAAAAAGATATTTGGCCCTGCTGGAAAATTAAATGGTTTATTTACTGTAGTTTCCGAATGGGCCAGAAAACAATGGTTTGATGATGGTGGAGATATACGACAAGCATGGAAAAAAATTACTGATATATTTGGTCCAGATGGAAAACTTGGACTATTCAGAAAATGGATAGATGGTCTTGGTGATGTTATTATGTTTGATGATGCTGGAGATATGAGAAAGTCTTGGAAGTGGATAAAAGATATATTTGGTGCTGGTGGAAAAATAGCTCAAATGTATAAAGCTTTACCTACAGAAATAACATGGTTTGATGAGGCTGGAGATTTTAGAAAAATATGGACTTTTATAAAAGGAATCTTTGGTCCTAGTGGTAAAATAGCTGGTGCATTTTTGTTAGTGAAAGATGCAGAGGATTGGTGGAATGATAAACACGATCTTGTTAAATTAGGAAATTGGCTTAGAAATTTATTTGGTCCTACTGGTAAAATAGGTCAAGCCCTTATTGCAATGAAAAATATGGGATTTGGTTGGTTTGATGAAGGTGGAGAAATTAGAAAATTATTTACATGGTTTGGTTCTCTATTTGGAAAAGAAAGTGCTATTAGTAAATTTATAGGAACTCTTAGTGGATGGGTAAAAACATTTAGTGGATGGTTTGCTACTGGTGCAGATGCAGCTGGTAAAGGAATCAATGGTTTCTTTGATTTCTTTGGAGACATTATTGGTAAAGTTAAAGGATTTGTGACAGCTGTGGCTAATAATCCTATAATTCAAGGTATTAAAAAATTCTTTGCTGGTATAATTAAAGTTGGAGCTGCTGGTGCTTCATGGATTGGTAGATTCTTTGCACCTATTGGTTGGATCATGGCAATCTTTGAAGCTATCTCAGGATTTTGGGATGGATTTAAAGAGAAGAATGAAGATGATACGAGAACCTTTGGTGAGAAAATAATGGATGGAATGAAAGGCGCAATAAAATCTTTAGTTGATTTCTTTGTCATTGATCTGGCAATGATGATTCAAAACATTCTTAATTGGGCAATAGAAAAGATTAATGATCTAGGTGGTTGGATTCCAGGCTTTGATGGATTTGAAAAATTTACTTTTGCAGATGATTTACAAAGAGGAGCTCATGCATTAATAGATAAACTATTACCTGACTCATTGGGTGATGTGGATAAAGATGAAAAGGCAATGAAAGAGGGACAAGTTGCAGCTCGTAAGAATCTAGCTGGTCTTGGTTTAGGTGCTTTGAATAAAGATAAAGATGAGTTTATAATTGATGCAGAAAAACTCAAAAGTATGATGGGGGGTATGGATACAACAGCACTCGCCAAATTAGCAACCAAACTCAAAATGGTTGAAGATAGAAGAGGAATCTCTTCTAAAGAAGGTCAAGCTGATTGGGAACAGATATTAGCAACCAAACTTAAAACATTGGATAAAGAACAACAAGAAGCTTTTAAAGGAACAGCCGCAGTTGTAAGTGCCCCACAAAACTTTTATGGAGGCGGCGGAGGCGGAGTCGCCATGCGACTGTTCAGTAAAGATGAGAGCGCCGCAGTTCAAGCTACGAAGCAAGGATAACCCTAAGTTGTCGCCAACTTCTCAAAGTAATCCATCGTATCTGATGGAGTACTCTTGATAGGTTTCCCACCATCAAAAGGTGGTTTGGACTCATCGGATGGTCCAAAGGAATCCTCAACATCCTGAGCGATCTGCTCAGCAGTACGATTATCCCTTGTCTCACCAAGAACACGTTCCATCTTCTCCTTCAATTCCTCATAGGTCTTGAAGTTAGATGCTTCATGGAACTGTTTCAGACCATGAGAGCTGTTATATGCAGCTTCCATGACTGACTCATCCTCATGAAGAGGACCGGCGGTATCGAACTCCGACTTGTCGTAGTTCCAGAAACCATCGACTTTACGAATCTTCAACTTGAAGTTCGCACCCTTCCAAAGATCGAAAGGATTTACAGGAGTCTCATCCTCAAACTGAGGTTGCATGGCCTCCATGACCTTATCAAAGATCTTCTTACCAAACTTATAAAGGAAAACTTTCCCTTCATGTTCTGGATGTTTGGGATCTGACACCACAAAGATATTGGTGTAATATGACAATTTCCGTTTCTGTCTACGGGCAGTCTCTTTGTCTGCCTCAGAACCAGAATTCCAGAGACGGCGATTCACATCACCTACTGGATCATTCTTGTTGATGGTTGTGAGAGAATTCTCAATATACCATCCACCTGGCCCTTGGAATGAATGAGAAAACATCCTTACCCAAGGAATTTCCTCACCATCTGGTGCAGGCATAAATCGGATAACGGCGTAGCCATTACCAGACTTATCAAGTTCTGGTTTCCAGAACCTATCATCGTCAAATGATCGGGTTTCGGGGGAACTCTGTTTGTTATACTCATCAAGCAGAGAGTTAAGGTTGGACTGTTTTTTTAATGCGCTGAAAGACATAGTATTCTCCTATATGATTAGTTAGTATTAGCGTATTAACGTATTAAGACTATTTATTAGTCTCGAAAACCTTCACCTTTCAATAGGTGATGGAATCTATGAGTGAACACCACCCATAGTAATTTAATCAGTGAATCCTCGGCATAATTACCAACATCCCTGACTAAGAGTTTGTATCGTGTTTCCATAATGATTTCCAGCTATGAGGAAATAAGGTTTCACAATGTTCTGCAATTTTATCTGCAACTTCCTTAGACTCATACTGAGCATCGGGAGAGCATCTAAGATTACATACCCTTGCAAATGCATAGAGTGTACCAGACCAGTACCACTCTGTCATCATACTCTGAGGTAGTATCATCCTGGCTTGTTCTGGTGCAACTCCTGCGGCAATCATCTCTTTATAACCCATTAGAGCATGATATTCAACATTGAGTTGAACTGCACCTACACGTTCACCACGATTCACCCACTCAATAGTATCATCTGGATCTGAACCTTGTTTCTTATTCTCCGCACGTTTTCTCCATACATCGACTGTAAAAAACTCTGGTTCATTATCCACATATCGTCTACTGATTTCATTCCAGCAAAGTCCGATTTGATGCTTGACTAATTGTCTTGCAACAAATACTGGAGCCTTGATATGGAACTGTAGAGAGCAATGACCAAAAGGTGACCAATGATTATGATCTGCAAGATACTTAATCAGTTTTACATCACCATCTGTGAACTCTGTTTTCTTCTTACCAAAGGAGACTCTGGCTGCATTAACTACAGTCAGATCATCTCCCATGTGGTCAATCAGAGAGACTTGGGATTCCGCCATTTTCTCTCCTTCCAATTTGTATTTCCTTGCATACCTTTACTTATTTTTTGTTTAGTTTCTTCCGAAATAGTTCTACCTTTAAGTGGAGATGATTTACCCTTTTTAACTTCACTGATTCTTCTTCTAGTTTCCTCAGAAACAGGTTTACCATACATTGGATTTTGATCACCCGAACAAGAATCACCCCACATTGGAATAGCATCTTCAGGGATACCATCATCTATAACAGGATGGTCTGGAATCCCTAAGGCTTCTGATAATTTTGGAAAATAAATATAGTTAGACATGACTTTTACCTCTATTAAAAGTTGTAGTTTAGGATTGGGAGAGTGTAACTAGCACTCTCCCTATCTGTATTTATACAACTACCTACCTCTTTTGACAGAGGTAAGAACTTGCAACTTTCGTTGCAACAGAGCGTTGTCATATTCCAGACGCCTTACATCCTTCTGAAGATTACCCATTCTCGACTTGAGATGAGCAACTTCTCGGATCAGATCTTCTGAAGTACGCTTTCCACCCTGTTTTTTAGTACTTCCTTGCATTTTGTCTCATTGAACTTAATGAAAGGTTGACATTTGCGAAGCATATCACGAATCCGTGGCCAAATCCACTGATCGTCTACTTCACGTTCTACATAATCTATCCAATTGAGAAAGTGATCTAATATGACAGCTGACTCAATATTCAATTTACCAGAATCAATCATCTTCACAATCGGAGGATGTTTAAATTTTGATTCTGATATAAACATTATACCAAAAGAATCGAAAATGTCAAGACATTTCTTCAAATCTTGGTCAAAAACTCTTGTAATGGATTGTTGGTTTTTCTTCCACTTATTATAATTTTCCAGTGCTTTATCACTAGTTAGCCATTTTGGATTAACCGAATCGCCAGATACAAAGTTAGAAACCAGAAAAGGTTCGAGCTCACCATTATATTTTTTACCAATTTTATGAAAAAAATATCGGTCACTCCTTCGCATAAACGATTCTTTAGAACAATTAACTGCACCATTATATTTGTAATAATCATACGAACCATTGTTGAAATGCAGTCTCAGTCCTAGATACATCTTGTATGCATCGTAGGCGTCTGTCATAGTGGTAATGAACTAGATTTTTGTAAGAAATTAAGATTTTCAGCTTCTACTTGAATCTTTTGTTTGAGTGCTTTATTTACTAATCTTCCCAAGGACTCTGGTTCTACATTATTGTCTTTGCAATATTCTAAACAAGCATCCATGTAGGAAAGATGTTTCTCTTGCACCATTTCTTCGATTAAAGTACTAAATTTGGTGGGCGTCAAAAATGATAATTCCATAATAAATTTGTTAAAGGTTAGGGGGGAGTCGTTCTGTTCCCAAGTCACTCCCCAAGTCGTTCAGACTGAACTCGGCTCTTAGGCAGCTAGTGCGTAAGAAGCGGATGTATAATCGTTGTTATTTGCGATTATGGTTTTTGAATCTCCTCAGTTCCTTCACTCCCAATCGATCTGTATTGCGTCCCCAACAAATAACCTTGCATATTTGAACCTCTGCTTCGGATTTTCAAGGTAAATTGGTGGAGCCGATGGGAATTGCACCCATGTCTTAAAAGTTATATAAACTGTATCATTGACTCAATATGTATTTATTATATAACACTATTTCACAAATGTCAAGTTTAATTTTCACCTTTTTTCATCTTTATATTAGTCTCAGTTTCCACTATACATTGAGGTAAAACCCCACTAGTAATAAAATCAAACTTCGCTTTTATTTCTGGATTTGGACTCTCTGCTTCATGAAACGGCATTGCGTGTCTGACTGCATCTATTACACATCCACAAACTGTTCGTATATCATCAGGCCACATACCAGCTGAGAGAGTTTGGTTCTGTTCTACAGTTTCCCAACATCCCTGAATAAATCCATAAAGATAGGTTGATGGATACCAGTAAGGTTTAGTTCCGTCTGGATGGGCATTAACGTGGTTCCAACCCCAAGCTATTAATGCAAGACATAACCAAATTTTTAATAATTTAAATCGCATTTTCTGGTTCTATTGTATTAAGCATTTTTAATCTCATCGCATCAGTTTCTTCGGCAGAACATTTAAAAGAGATTCCATATATCTCTTGTATTACATCTGGATTATTTGCGTTAGGCCCTGAAAATCTTTTCATATATTGCTCATAAGTATACTGTACCTTTAATACTTCTATAATACAACTTGCAACATTATATAAATTTATAGGTTGAAATCTCATTCTCAATTCTGGTTTCATTGCAAAAGTAACAAAATACATTGCTTTATGAAACTCTACCATGTTATCTGGCCAAGGTTCTATCTCTGGAACTTGTAAGGTAACTTCTTCAATGGATGCATTATCTGTAGGTTTTGGTAGTGTCGTTTGTTCTAAATTAGGTGTACACCCAAAGAATGCCAACGACACACCAATAATGAATATTTTTGTTATAGTGGTCATGCAGCCCTTTTTGACTTATGGTTGATGTAATCCCGAATAGACTCTTTAAGTAATTCGGTATAATCATCCACTCTTTTAGTGAATGTTTGAGGTATTCCATCATCGGAAACTGCAAATATAATTAGTTGATCACATGGGATACCTGTACGCTCAGTAAACATCTTTGCGTAGGCTGTACCCTGTATAAAGTAATTCTCAATCCATTCTTCTCTTTTCGCACTATTGGATGTCTTGAAATCCACAACGGATATCTTTCCATCCCATTCGGCAATCATGTCTACTGCACCAGCCACTCCATACTCATCTGAGTACAGGTAATCTTCAATACAATATATCTTACCTATATGGTTCTCTAACTCTTGTATCGCTTCTAAGAACAAGAACCAAACGCCAGGATTCTTGGCTATTGCACTTGCTTTAAAATGATCTACATCTGTTATTTGATTCAAGAAGTATTGTTCCAGTAACTTGTGAAACTGAGTACCCCTTGTGGTAGATCGTTTGGTGATACGATTTGCTTCTGCATCACCTACACGTTTTCTCCACTCATATATGGCCTCTTTTCCTCTTATGGATAATATTGTCGTTATTGACGGATATGATTTTCCTTCTGTATTAACGTAATGTCTCTCTCCTGCAATATTCTGTCTACTTAATTCTGATATTTTTGGTATTTCTATATGCTCATATTGTTTTTGTATCACCTTATTAATCCTTCTTTGTATTCAACCCTACCGCCTGGTGGTTTCAATGCAGTCATTACTCTCTTACGATTCTCCATAAGATTGTAACTGCAATGAATCCAACCACTATTAGGGTCTTTTCCATTATAAAATTCCAAGATCAACTGGTCAAATTCCAGATTATCTACAATCCATTGTGCTAAATCTGGATTGGAAATACTGAAGCTTTCAAAATCAGCTGCTTGGCCGTGACAGTGTTGACTCTTATCAGAACCACCGACTGCCTTATTCAAATCTGGGCTCCGATAGCCCGAATTTACTGTAATAACTCCAAACTCATCTCGGCATGGTTGAAGAATATGAATCGCAAGATGAGTCATATTCACCAGATGCTCAAGATCCTTTGGAGTATTATCTATACCAGACCTTTCTGCTGTTGCAGATTTAGTCAACTCACGCAAACTGAAATTTCTGGATAGTCTCATTCTCCTGTCTCCTTCTTTTTGGTTTTTCTAGGTTTTTTAGGTTTCTTCTTTTTTGCAGTTTCTTTCTTTTCTTCTGCATTTGGCTTTCCAGCACCAGTTTTAGTATACC